CAACCAATTAAGGCAACCACTATGGTTCCGCCAGTGGCAATTAGTGTCTTGTTTAATTCACTTTTGACTGCATCAACTTTGGCCACCAATGCATCAACCTTGCCTTCTAATTTGCCCAGGCGTTCATCCAAGGCCAAATATCTTTCAGCACACAATTCCACGTGTGTTTCTAAACTGTCTCGTTCAGCATCTATTGTTGGAATGGTCTGCATTATGAGCTCCATGGATTAGATCGTGTGGTGATTGGATTCTTGATCAAATAGATTTGGTCGGCAATGTTACGCTGTAATTCTTCTATTTTTTCCTTGCCCAAGGTCACATTGATCCAGGCACGCACCTGAGCTTCAGTTAGGTCAGCAAATGGTGTAAATCCTGCAGGATTGAATTTCACTGGCAATGATCCAGTGACTTCTGCCTGAGCAGGAGTATCAGATCCTTCAACAGCCTGTTGACCTGTCAGTGTCCACGCAACGGTAGCCACTACATCTGAATATCCTGCCTGGGTTCTTGTGCCTAGTTCACGGATAGACCATGTGTATAATATTCTATCTGTGCTTAAGACTGGTGTTAATATTGTCATGTTCTTATCCTAATGTTATACCGTATTTGTCGGCTAGGTAACTTTCCATAGTAGAAATTTCTCCACTATCCAGTGTTCTATTGTAGACCAATACTTCTGCCATTACCCAGTTACCTGGAACAACATAATTGATAGCCAAGTAGTTACAGGTTGCGCCACCACCACTAGTTCCTTGAGTTGCTGTTTTACCATTAGCTCTAAAGAAATAGTTCTGGTCTGCACAGATAAAGAAGTTGTTGCCAAATTGATCCGGAGTTCCAGCCAACCCAACCCAACCTTCGTGATAGGCAACACCAGTTACATCTGAGAAATAACCTGATAACCAAGTTCCGCTACCATAAGTTCCTCGAGCAACTGTCCATCCACAACCACCAGGATTTCTACCTATGTGGAATAGTGTATAGGTGCTTGGAAGAATACCACTAGGGAATTCAATGTAAGCACCAGAACCACCTGATAAAACATCAAATGACTTGCTAGTTCCATGAATTCCGCCATTGGCCTTGGTAATTGATCCAGTGGCAACTCCGTGATTACCATTACCACTTAAATCACTCCATGTGCTTCCAGAGAAGCTGGTTGTGTCATACTGTCCAATTAGACCTGATGTTATAGGAGGTCCACCGCCACCACCGCCACCTGGAACAGTGATAGCAACATCCAATCCTACATAGGCCCATTTATTAGCATTGAAATCCCAGAAAGCTGGCATTCCATCTTTAAATGCAACCAAGTTAGTGGCTGTGGTTGATGTGCTAACAGGATCTGTTGCACTATCTGTTACAAATATCAATCCGGTGCTGGTTGATGTAAGAGTAGAACTTGCTCTTGTTACAAACACAGGTTGGAATGAACCAGATGATCCAGTGTAACCTGTTCCGGCTGATCCAGTGTAACCATTAGTTCCGGCACTACCAGTATATCCTGTGCCACCTGCGGCGCCTTCGCTTCCAGTGTAGCCCATATCGCCTTTGATACCGGCGCTACCTGTGTAACCGTTTGTTCCATTTGTGCCTGCACTTCCAGTATAGCCTGTGCCTGCACTACCGGTGTAACCTGTTCCGGCTGATCCAGTGAATCCACTTACGCCACCAATTTGGAATGTCCAGTTAGTGTATGGACCACCTGCAATGCTGTTGCCACCCACGTTGACAGTTAGACTTGTTCCGCTATAGGCAGTGATCTGTCCAACCATACCACCGTTTTGACCTACTGCAACAATGCGTAGATAAGCACCAACTGCATAGGCATTAGTTCCTTGTGATTGTGCTAGTGTCCAGGTCTTTGAACCTGTTCCTGGAGTAACGCTGGAGGTAGATGTTAATTGATCATATCCAAGACCTTGTGATCCTGAGTAACCTGTAGATCCAGTGCTACCTGTGTAACCTGTAGATCCAGTGCTACCAGTATAACCTGCAACGGTGCTGGCGCTACCTGTGTATCCAGTATCACCTTTAGATCCTGCATAGCCCTGATCACCCTTTGATCCGGTATAACCAGTGCTACCGGTATAACCATCAGCACCACGTGATCCAGTGTAACCTGTGGTGCCTTGTGATCCATCATAGCCTTGGCTTCCAACAAATCCAGTGTCGCCTGGAGTTCCGGCATTACCTTGACTACCTACATAGCCTAAACTACCGGTATAACCAGCAAGACCTTGACTTCCTGTGTAACCTAGGTCACCATGTGATCCTGTAAATCCTGTGGTGCCTTGGCTACCTGTGTATCCATCAACGCCACGTGATCCAGTGTAACCTGTAGATCCAGTGTAGCCCAAGTCACCTTGACTTCCAACAAATCCAGTGTCGCCACGTGATCCATTATATCCAGTTGAACCTTGGTCACCTTGGCTACCTGTAAATCCACGTGATCCAGAATAACCTAAATCACCTTTTGATCCTGTGTAGCCCAATGAGCCAGTTAAGGTTAGATACCAAGAATTGTATGATCCTGATCCAACCACACGGTCTTCAGTAAAGCTGATGCTTCCTGAGAATTCATTGTAGGCAGTGATGGTGACAAATGCCAAATGGCTTGTGTCATAACTTAGAATGGCTTTTGATCCTGCTTGATAACCTAGGCCTAATGCCACTGTCAATGTGCCACCACCTGATCCTAATGTGTAAGAATCGGCTGTGGTTGTTGCATAGCCTTTACCTTGGCTACCTGTGTAGCCTAATCCGCCAGCAGATCCATCAAAGCCTTTTGATCCAGTGTAGCCTTGGCTACCTTGTGATCCATTATAGCCAGTTGCACCACGAATGGTCACTGTCCAGTTAGAATATGTTCCTGATCCTGTGTTGCCACTTAGGGCCACTGTCATGCTGGTGCCTGAATAGGCGGTAACAGTTCCATACATGACGCCAGCTTGTCCGTTGGCCTTAATACCAACAAATGTTCCGATGCCAAATGCGCTGTTTGTGGCTGATCTATCAACTGTAAATGTGATGTTGCCAGATCCTGCATAGCTCAATGAGGTTGAGCTGGCCAATGGCTCAAGACCAACACCTTGGCTACCTGTGAAACCAGTTGAACCAGTAGATCCAGTAAATCCTGTGTCACCCTTGCTACCTGTGTAACCTTGAATACCTTGTGATCCAGAATAACCTTGATCGCCTTGGCTACCTGCGTAACCTTGGTCACCTTGTGATCCTGTGAAACCGGTGCTTCCTGTGAAACCAATGCTGCCAGTGTAGCCTAAACTACCACGACTACCATCATAACCAGTAACACCTTGGTTACCTTGGCTACCGGTATAACCTGTGTCGCCTGAAGTTCCGGCAGATCCAGTATAACCTTGGATACCGATTGCACCATCTAGGTTAACTTCCCAGGTGTTAAATGTTCCAGATCCAGTATGACTATCTTTAGTAAAATCTAATATGCCTGATGAAGCTTCATAAGATATAACAGTTCCATGTTGATGATGAGTGCCATCATAAGAAAGAATAATACTTTGACCTGGACTGTAATCTACATTTTTATCATCAACAACAACTTCTCCATCACCGCTATTGCCTAAGGTTACTGAACCGGTAGCTGTTGTGTGATATTTGTCACCATCAGCACCTGCACTACCCGTATAACCAGTGCTACCTGTAAAGCCCACATTACCTTTTGAGCCCACAAATCCTGTGTTGCCTGTTGAGCCCACATAACCGGTTGATCCTTGGCTACCTGTGTAACCCGCATTACCTTGTGATCCTGCATAGCCTGCCACAGAACTCCATGTGACCACACCTGCGCCATTGGTTTTCAATACCTGGTTGGCTGTGCCATCGCTGGTTGGCAAGGTGAATGGATATGATCCTGTGCCAATTTTAACCTGTTCAAATTGTGTGGCTGTTTGTGCTAGTGTTGCTCCGCCATCTGCTGGGTTTGGAACAATGCCTTTGCCTTCACCTGTGCCAATATATAGGGCATTGGTAACTGTTAGGGTGGCAAAAGTTGCACTAGAATTACCACCTGCGCCTGTGGCAATACCACCTGTGGTTATGCCATCGCCAACATAAAGGATATGAGTGTCGGTGGTCCAAATGGGTTCACCGGCCAATGGTGTTATTGTTAATCTTTCGGCATTACTGCCTCTTCTAATTTGTAATGACATATCTTTTTATCCTTTAGTGTTTTAGGCAATTGACCCAAAATCAAAATTATTGTAAGTGGCACTGGCAACCGGAATACCACCTGCTGTTACTCCATCTCCTATGAATACTTGTCGGGTGCTGGTTGAATATATAAATTCACCAATGTAAGGAGTATAGGTATTCACTGCTGACAAGGCACCACGTCTAATCTGCAATGGTTGATAAGCACTACCATCTCCCAACACTCCAAAGTTACCAGCATAGGCAGTCAACTGAATAGTTTGATCTGGATATCTTACACCGCCTGGGAAGAATACACTTCCTGCGCCTGTATAAGATTCAATTCTATTAACAAATATCTTACTTGAATAATTATCAAGACCTATATAAGTCTCGGCAGCACTTAGGTTTATGGTGCTGGTTCCACTTACGGTAACTGTGCTGGTAGTAAACGAAATATGACCAAAGCTGACTGTGCTGGTATTGACATCAAGCACACCAGTGCTGGAATTGATAACCAAGGTTGAGCCAACAGCAACGCCACCAACTCTAGATGCTGTGGCAATTGGCAATTGAATTGCAGCCGCAATGGTCTGTGTGTTTACTGACAAAAAGGCAGTGGATGTATCAATGGTCAAATAGGTTGAATCAACACGGATACCACCAATGCTGTAGGTTGTTGCTGGTTTTAGGTTAAGAATATAACCAGTGGCATAGGTAATACCATAATCATATTGATTGCTAGAATCAACTTTGACACCACCTAAGGTGGTAACAGTTGCAACTGGTAAGGTATAAGTGGCACCAACCGATCCAGTATAACCAATAGGTCCTTGTGTTCCGGCTGAACCTGTGTAACCACCGGCAGGTCCTTGGCTTCCTGCATAACCCTGTGATCCGGTATATCCGCCTGCAGGGCCTTGATCGCCTTTGCTACCGCTATAACCACGGCTACCTGTGTAACCTAGGCCTGGGCTAACAGTTTGATCATTGAATTTTAAACTTGTTCCGTATAATCTAACTTCACCAGCCGCTGCCTGTATGGTTACATTTCCTGGTCCTGGTCCATTGTATCCTGATCCCAATCCTGGTCCTGCATAGACAGTGACATCTCCACCAGATTTTAATTCAACATAATCTTTATAACTGATTAAATGATCAGCATTGCTAGGATAATTGCCAAATTTCAAATAGTTGTCTGGATTGTAAACTGGCCAATTGGTTGGAGGAGTATAGTTAGTTCCAGATTTAATAACGCTGACATCTTGCCAGACAGGAATGTAAGTGCTGGTAGTTGCTGTGCTGTTATAGAATGAATTCCATTGACTTAGGTTAACGCTACGAATATCATAACCATTGGTCTGTAGGTCATCACTCAACTGCCAATAAACTAAATCACCAAGGTTGACCCAGTTAGCAACACCTGTGCCGTTGGTAAATATGACCTGGCCATATGCACCATCATTTAGAGGAAACTGTGTTCCACCTGAAATCAATCTTGTTATGGTGGCTGTGCCAGCGACATTTAGTGTTGTGGCATTGATAGTTGGTGCAGTTAAATTGCTGTTATAGAAAACAGGTGAATTAAATGTGGCAGTATTGTTGGAAATCAACTGACCTGTAAAGGTAGTGGTTCCTAAAAATGTGGCTGTGCTTTCAACTGTGAGACTTGTGGTTGTAGTTAGACCTTTGATCTCCAATGCACCACGGCTAGCACCACCACCAATGTTAAGTGTGTTGGCATTTAATGAACTGTTGATAGTTGTAGGTGCATTGATAGTAACTGCACCAGATCCTGTAATTGTGCCTACATTCAAACTGGCTAGTGTAGCAGTTTGAGATACATTCAATGTCTTGGTTAGATTAACAGCCTGGGTAGCAGTGAATAGACCACCTACCTGTGTGCTACCAAGTGTGGTTTGTCCATAGATAATGGCATTTCTACTGACATTAAAATCATAGGTAGTTAGTGTCGCTTGAACCACGGCATCTGTTACCATGGTTACGGTATTTTCTACTCTCAGTGTTTGATTGAATTTGCCGGGACTGCTAAAAGTCAATGTGGCCGCTGAACTGGTGGAAATAACATCAGTCTTGATCAATGGTGTAACCACTGTGTTGTTGGCAGTGATGGTTCCATTGCTGTTGATATTGCCATTGCTGGTAATGTTTTGTCCAACAATCAAGTCATTGGTCACTGTTACATGATCAAATGGTGCTTCATGCCAAACAACTCTGCGCCAGTGTCCTGAATCCTGTCCTGGTTCAATGGTGCTGACATAGTTGGTCAATGTGGCAATACTGCTGACATATAGGCTGTAAAGACTGTTGACTAAATCACCACGTTGATAGGTTGTGCCTGATACCCAATTGCCTTTGAAATAGTTGCCAAAGTCATCAACACGCAATTCAATAGCGTTTTGATAGATAGTCACTGTGCTTAACACACGAGTGGCTGTGAATGTTTGAACTGTGTTGGTTAAGGTAAAATTAAGATTCTGCACATTGACCGTGACTGTGCTCATGGCAACAGTTGCGGTAACAACCGGCATTACTTGTGTTACGGTAAATGTATAGGGCATCAGTGGCTCCTATTAAGCGTTGGTTATCACTAGAGCAGTATAATTTGTGCTGGTAGTTGGATCGCCTACTGTGACCTGTGGTTCCCAGGCCATGATTTTGGCAATACGATGTGTATTTGTTTGTGGAGGACTTGAATTATCAGTCCAGGTCAAGCTCATAATCAATAAAGGATTGTTTACTCTAGCATCAGGAATGATAGGACCGGTATAAAGGCTTCCGGGATGGGTAACATTTACCAAACCTACAGATGCATTGACCACAGTGATAAAACTGCTGGTGTTGATCAAGCCATATGGAAAACTGCCAATGACCTTGCTGTCGGCAAAGTTAGGACTGCCATCACGATTATAGGCAATGGTGTCAACTACCACTGCTTGATAGTCTAATTTGAATGTCCAACCGGTGATGTTTGTGCCGAAATTATAGGCTAGAGTTTTGCTTGTTGAAGGGAACTCAGATTCTACTTTAACGTCATCTGGTCCGCCGAGCCATTGGCTCAATGATAATACGCCAGCCATAATATTTCTCCTAAGGTGTAAAATGACAAGACTGCGGCCTTGTCAAGTATATTTGCTGTTTTGAATATTTATAAACAACCGATTAAACCAGTTGTTTATCCGTTAGATTCCACCATAATCATATGCAGGGTTCCAGGCAAAGCTGGTGCTGGTTGTGCTGAGTGGACTGTAGAGTCCTGCATTGCCTACACGAGCTTTGAAATAGTAGGTATTGACAGGCAATCCAGTCACAATACCCTGCACGTTCTGGTTGGCAACAAATGAACCACCATCTGCACCATAGACTGTCAATAGGGTATTGAAGTTTGTGGTGCTCGTTGTCGAATACCAGAACTGGACATTATCAACTGGACCGCTGTTTCCGTTAATTGTGGTCTGCAAGGTAAAATTTGGACTTGTGCCTGTGGTAACATGAACAACGCTAGGAGCACTAGGTGCCAACAAGGTTGTCGTGCCAGCCGCAGGAATGTCACTTAGAGGTTTGGTCTGTCCATCAATCAATGTATCATCTGCATAGACTGTGGCATTGTATTCTAGTGCTGTGATTTCAGCTGTTAATCCGCCATCTGCACCTTCTGCTTCACGCACTCGTGTCACACGGAATAATTTTTGATCAAAACCATAGATCACGTTGGAGAATCTAATGATATCTCCAGCTTCGGTTTGCAATCCACTGTAATCACTTTGGAATGTAACAACCAAATCACTGCGACTCTGTTTCAATTCAATTAAACCAACACGAGCCGCATGGATACCATTGTTGCACAAGGCAGTGGTCATACGCAATAGGTTAACTGGTTCTAGATTATTCAAGTATGATGCATCTAGGCTGGCCTTGTAGTAGTCGGTTTGATCACGCAGGCCACGGTTAGCATAGCTGATTTCTACACGGTTATAGATGTCATCCAAACTGGTAGATGTTACAGATATTTCACCTGTGATGTTGTCATCATTAAAATGTCTTGTTGCGGCAATTTCACCTGCTGAAATAGCACGGTTAGGAATAATGCGCCATTTGCCCTGCTTGTGATCATATGTGGTCCAACTGGCACTGGCAATGTTAATTCTATCTAGGTTGGTCTTAACAGTATCTACAGTATTCAAAACACCATTGCAGACATATCTAGCCTGTGTTGATGTAGTCACGCCATCTGTTTGATATTGGTTAGCTGGAATTTGATTGGCAATCGACTTCATGCTGGTTGAAGTAGAACCAGTGGCAGTATCTATATCAATTTCACTTCGAGCAAATCCTGCTCCATAGCGTGTTGATGTCATGTAGTCCAGCCAAACTTCTCCAGGATTGCTCAGGCTGTTGGTTATATCAAAGGTAATGTTCTGTAATTGTGTAACATTCTTGGCGCTGTCATAATCAATCTGCATCACAGCAAAAACCAAGTTGGTCATTTGATATGAGCTGGTTGTTTCTGGAACGATATCATAGGCATTGACTGCGGTGCTAGGTCCAAAAATCTGATTGCTGGCCGCACTACCACCTGCCCATGCCCAACAACGGATTAGACCGCTAAAGTTGGTGCTGGTTGTGCCATCTGACAAGGTGCTTGAATCTACAGTATAGCCATCATCTCTAAAGTTAAGAGTTTGATCATTCCAATAGATGTTGTTTATGGTCCATGTGCTGGTTGTCTCTGTCTTTTCACTCAGGACCATGGTATAGGTCATGGTCTTGTTTTCATTGCTGATGTGTGCATCAGTAATAATGGCCTGTTGGAAAGCATTGCCATAGATGACCGGAACTTTGTTTTCACTAGCAGGAGGCAACTGAACACGAGTGCCTTGGCTTTGGACGCTACCTTCACCACCACCACCTCCGCCTGGATTTTGTGTGCCTAAAATTAATCTAGCAGTGACAATGGCCAAACCTGCGGCAACAACCGCTGTGGTAAATGCAACGCCAGCGGCTCCTACTGCGGCGGCAAAGGCAATGCCTCCTACTTCGGCTACAATGACTGCGGCAATGGCTGTAAAAACTGGCATATTATTCTCCTGCTATGTATGTTGACTCAAGGAATCTAAATCCTCGTTTTTCGTAGTCGAAATCAGGCGAAATATCCATTTTACTCATGGTATAGCTGGTGATTTCTCCCGCTTTTTGTAATTTTTCTGCCTCTTTTTGATAGGCATGGAATAACCTGGCACCTACGGTAGTATTTCTATATTCAGGCTTTACCCACCAGGCAAGTTCACGTAAACGGACAATATCTGGAATCCAAATATCTCTATCACGCAGACTAAGGATTACTCCTTGGATTTCTCCTGTTTCTGTGGTAGAGCATAGACTGATGCCCCCAACTTCACAGCGTAACAAAACTTTTTTAGCGCCTTCACGATCGTATTCATCTCTTTGAAATCCTTTCATATGTGTGGCATCTGCAAAATCTAGCATGATGTCCAATATCTCTTCGTAATCAAATCTGTTAATCTTTCTAATCATTTTTTTATGCCGGTGGTGTGTATGGTTTGCCAAAGTCAAATGATGTTTTGCTGATGGCCACTACTCGATCCATGCCAGTATCTGTAGGATATAGATTCTTTTGATCTGCAGAGTTAGTTCTGCGACCTGTAATGGTCTTTTCCAATATGGCATTCACGCTGGAGCATTGGATAACCAAGGTATTGGTATCTGTGTGTGCTTCAGCATCAATTGAATCTGTCAAGGTATAGTTAGAGATATATCCACTAAATCTCAAACTGGTTTGACTGCTTAAAAATTCACGTGTGACAGGATCAAAGAAGGCACGATAGATCTGCACACGGCTTCCTTTGATATCTGTCTGTAGTATTAGATCAACAAAACTGTTATAGCCAGGTAGGCCAGCTTCACCAGGATCCTTAGGAATGCCTGACAAGCTGATTTGAATAGCATTGTTGGTGGCACGAAGATCATCTTGCAATTCATTCATGCCGATAAAATGACCCAGTGCTGAATAGGTATTGCCATTCCATGTGATAGGTCTATAGGTATTGGCAATGAAATATTGATTGCTGTTGACTGTTAATTTTATCAACAGACCATGCAATAACGTGGTTGATTCTAGTGCTGGTATTGATTGTGCCATTATATAATCTTCTCAATAAGAACAAAGTCATCTTTCCATTCAACTAGATCATGTGGAACAATTCTATATGTTGGCAAAGTCATAACAATCATTTGGAATGTGCAACTATTGCCTATCTTCATTGGAGTGATCAAGCTGATGCCTTCACTGGTGATAGCAGGTCTATGAACAGTGGCAGTAACCACTGTGTTAGTGCCTCTTAAAACTGTGTTGTTGACAATGTATGGATAACGACTGTTGACAGGTTGAATAAAATCACCTGGTAATAAAACCTGTGTATAGGCGCTGACATAGGTGGTAAATGTATCTGCCACTGTGACGTTGGCGCTGTCATTATAGGTAGCATCTGGACTGCTGGCATTAGGCACCGCACTCATTACAATTCTAGTGTAACCCACGTCTTGGATAGTGATGTAATTTCTAGTGATGCTGGAAATAGTTTGACTGCCGGTAATATAGGTAGAAGCACTTAGCACATCTCCAACCTTGATTGATTGCCAATTGGCATCATAGGCCGCATCGGTAATTAAAAAATCTGTTCTGCTGGTGCTCAAGGCCTTGTTGTATGTGGGTGCAACTGTGTCAGCAAAACTCTTAGCAGTTAAATTAACTGTTCTTGTGGTCAAAGTAGATCCAATTGAAGGCAAGCCACCAATGGTCACTGTGGTTGCAGTAAAATTGGTAATGGTCATGCTGGTTCTTTGACTGCTGGACAATTCTCCTTGATAGGCAGTTAGATAACTTAACTTGGAATTGTTGGCCAAGTTGATCTGTGTTTCAGTTACACGATCATTGGTTTGAATTGCTTCGATAATCTGACGACTGGCACTATATTTCATAATGGCAGGAGGAGTCACAGTCAATTGCAGTGGCTGAGCTGCCGCACGTTCACTGGTTTTAATTCTTTGACTACGGCTAATGCTTTGGGCACTGATTCTTCTGCGATCAAAGGCAATTGCACCTGCTCGATCTATAATTGTTTGTATTGACATTATGCTAATCTCCTACTTGGGGTGCTCTTGCGACCAACCTCTGTTATGTTGTAAATGAATTGTGGATCACGTGCAACCATGGTGCGGAAACTACTGGCATCAACCGCATTGATGTTATAGGTAACATTGGTGCCACCTCCACCTCCACCTAATTGGCTGGTTGGAATGATATTGCCATTGCTGGTTGGCACAAACATTTCTGGTCCTTGTTCACCTACCATGACTGGTTTGCCACTATCTACCATACCACCTGATGCAAATCCAAACAATCCGCCACCCAGTCCCATGGCACTTAGGATAGCCTTTCTTGCCATGATACGCACGATGTCAGCAATGATGCTGTTGGCCATATCTGTAAAACTCAACTTGCCTGTCATGGCAAATTTAACAATGGCATCTTCCATGCCTTTGGTTACTGTGCCAAATATTTGACCTGCTTGGCTTGCGGCATTGTTGGCGCTGTCTGCATAGTTTTGATATGCTTCTGACCAACCTGCGGCCCAGGTGCGTGAAGCTTCTAAATTGGCGGCCTGTGCGGCACTGATGTCATCATAACCTTTCTTGATTAATGCTAGACCATCTGCAAGCTCTTGCGCCTTTTCAGGTGTTAATTCATCTTGACCAAATGTTTCAGCAAATGCTCTGCCAGCGGCAAGGCCTGCCTTGCGAGCATCTTCTTGAATCTTATCAAATTGTTGTTGCAATTGACCTTTGCCAATTTCGCCTCTTTGGAATTGAATATCAATCTTTTGATCATTGATACTGCGTATTTGATCTCCCAAGGCTTGACTACGGGCAATTTGATCATCAATTGCCTTGATCATATTTTCTGTGTCTTTAAGACGTGCCGCTTCCAGCATCTTGGCACTTTGTAATTGAACAATATAAGCTGGCAAAGCCTTGGCCTGTTGATCATACAATTCGCCTTCGGCCTTGATCTGTTCACCAATTACACCAATCTTGCCTTTGATAAGTTTTGCTTCTTCGGCATTGGCCAACATGGCAGGATTTTTTAATTCTGCCTGAAGTTTTTGTTGTTCTTCTGTCAGCTTACGAATAGCATCAGCTTTGTCATAATTTAAATCACGTAAGGCTGTGTCTAATTCAATTTGTTCTTTACTCTTGTTGGTAAATTTTCCATCAATAATAATTTGTCTAGCATCAAAATCTAATTTTTCACGAGTGCGATCTAAATTGATTTTTAAATCTTCTGTCTGTTGTTTGCTGGCCAATCTTACTAGGCTAAGTGCATAGGCTAACTTTTTCTGTTGTTCTTCTGCAACCTTGTTGGCATTGGTTGTGTTGTCTAATTCAGTTTGATTTTTCTTTAGTTCGGCACGGAATTGTTCTAATTCTTTTCTTGTATCACTATTCTTATCACCAAGTCCTTGGAACTTTTCAATAAGTGTATCGATGCCTAACCATGTGCCAATTGCGGCACCAACGCTGACCAATCCACTTAGCAATAGACCAACTGGACGCAATAACCATAATAATGTTTCACCAAAGGCAATAACACCTCCACCTGCTTCGGCCATTACAATACCAAAGTCTTTGATGCCTTCAATAAAATTCATAATGACAGCGCCACCGGTTGTGAATACTCTCACAATGGCCATGACTGCACCGCCAATAAATTCTAATATTCTACCAACATAGGTAAAGGCGGCAATGGCGGCCAATATCTTAATAAAGGTTGTTAATGGACCAATGATGTCATCAATATTCTTGCTTAGTTTGTAGATCTGGAATGCAATATATTCAATGCTTAAGGCAAGGTTTTGTCCTGTCTTGGTATTTTGTTCAAATTCATTAAATGCCAATGCACTGGCTGTTTTTAATGTTTGAAAACTACGGGCAAATGTTGTGCCCATTCCACCAAAGGCAGCATCGGTGGTGTCTTTGATCTTTCTAAAATACTCAACCATCATTTGGCTGGTAATAGATCCTGTCTCACCTAGCTTCTTTAAATTTCCAACTGGCTGACCAATGCTGTCAGCAAAGCCTTGCATAACGCCTGGCATTGTTTGTAATAGCACATGAAGGTCATTACCTTGGAATACACCCAAGGCCATGGCCTGGTTGAATTGATACATGGCACTACTAGTTTCAACAGCACTGGTTCCATTGATGGCCAATTGTTTGGTCAATGTGCTGGTAATGTCTGCAACTTCTTGTTGACTAATACCTAGGTCTCTAGTAGATACTCTTAACTTGGCAAATGTGTCTGCAACATCTTTCAATGGTGCACCGGTAGACATAGCAATGGCCGCAATAGCACCAAACTGTTTGTTGGCAGTATCCATATCACCTGACATGGCTCGTAAACGATTGTTGATATTGGTTATGCCATCTGAAAAATCCATCAACTGTTTGATAGCCGCTCCTGTGACTAAACCAGCAATGGCTGTCTTAAGACCATCTATTGATTTTATCGCGTCCCGGGTGTCTACGTCGACTGTTAGTGTAGTATCAGCCATGTTATTTTCCTATAATTTTCTTTAGTTCTCGCTTGAACCATTCCGCAAATGGCTTGGTCATTCCCACTGGCGCCTGTTTGCTCCATCCTGCATCCAATCTCTTGGCATAAGGATATGCTCCAATAATCTTGCTTTTATTGCTAGACAATCCAGTATGATTTCTAGCATTGCCTGTTTTATATGGTGTCAAATCCTTAAACTCATCGAGTGCATCATTAGGCAATTTTGCCAATGCTTTTTGTTGCTTGGCCAAACGTGCCTTTAACTTTGCATTATCGACTTTTATGGATACTGATATCATAGGCTGTTCTTCATGTCTAACAAATCTTTTTCACTTAGATGACTGAAATCACCTTGAGCTTCTGCTTGACTTGTCTGCTGAAACCTCAAGGCTTCATTGCAGATCCAAAGATCAAATGTAGAAGCCTTGGAGAGCAGTTCAGAAGGAAGGTAACCGTAGCGTTGGCTCATGGTATCGATTGAAAGTATGGCATGCATCAGTCTAGATTCCTTCTTTGTTTCAGCAGTGGTTATTTTCCCAATAGGGTTACCATCTTGTTCATTACTTTGAGTAATACACTTGTAGGTAATGTTGCATCTCCCACTAACAAAGGCTTGCCTTCTTCGTCAAGGATCATTTCACGCATGGTTGCTACGATTTGATCACCTGTGTTGCCTTCTGCTGAAGCCAATTTTAAAAAGCGATCTAGTGGTTGGCGATCCCAAATCCACCATTCAAGTGGTTCACCAAATTCTTTAACGATTTCTTCATCATCAAGAACTACCTTGGTCAGTTGTGGAGCGGCTATTAGTTGGTTGAGTTTCATCTTTCTTCCTTTTTATCTTTAATTGTATGTAATACTGCAAGGCTGAACTTTAGTCTTGCGTTAATCTTGTCCAAGTCACCTTGGGCGCATTTGAGTTCGTTAAAGCTCTTGGCAATCTCTGCTTCTAAACTTTTAATCAACTCAGATTCTGTGTAATCTCTGAGATCCATAAATCTTTCCTTACCTGTTATTTAATTGTCAAACAAAAATAGGGCTGTGAAAGCCCTATCTCTGCGTTCAATTACTATTAAACTGTGCCAGCAGTCAAATCGCCATCAACACTGATCTGGATAGGTGTTACCCAAACTGGTGCTGTTGGATTGACAGTTGGTGCCAAGTTGCTTAGGTAGCCGGAGCCAGCCAAATACTTAGAACCAGTTGTCTTACCATTGAAGTATACACGGAAGTATACCAATGTCTTGTTGTTGCTTAGATCAAAAATTCCGTCAACGCCGTTTGTGGCTGCGAAGAATGTTGCGCTATCAACTACAATGTTTCCACTGATTTGATTTGTTGCAGGTGTTGCAACTGATAACTGGCTTTGGTTATCCAACTGTGTCCAGTTGAAAATACCATTGCTGTTTGATACTGAAATGTCCTGAAGTGCAGGAACTACATAACCACTGCTAGTAGTTGAAATAGTAGCAGTAGATAGTTGTAGAATAGCACGACTTGTTGGACTTGATACGTTAATATAACTCATGGTTATGTTCCTTTATTATTTTAATGTGTTAAGCCTAAACTCGAAAGTATAGGTCAACACGTCTTCGGTTTTATCAATGGTATAATCACTTTCAGCAGTGAAATTGACGATACCAGTCCTGTCTTTACAAGCTAATATGTTTGTAATTGCGGAGTCTAATTGTGAAGGAGTGTTTTTGGCATCCACGCACAAGTAAGCATTGCAGATGAAATTGTCTTCTAAGACATTCACGTTATCAAGAGTAGGGATCAAGGTCTTTTCCTCTTGAACAGTTCTGTCCACGTAGATTTTTTTCATGTTTTTGCGGAATAAGGGTTGATTATTCTGCTCCCAAGGCAATTCCTGGCTGGTGGCAAACTGGGTAAGTGTGCTGACTGCTGTGGTAATTGCTGATAAGAGTTGAGTTCTCATTTATCTTACTCGCACTACATTACTTCTGATTGGCATTTTCTCTAAAGGTGTGATTGTGCCATCACCTGAAAAGTCATACCATGATCCATCATCGATCAACTCTTGGAAAAGTTGACGGTATTTCTCGTTAAAGAAACCAATCTTCTTTTTCTCAGCGTTGTCCTCATTAGAAAAATCTGCAATCTTAGGATAGACATAATAACTCAATGCGTAGAAAACGCAAAGGTCAGTGAAGTCTGCCTGACGATCTTGGATTTTATTAGGATCAGGATTGGGAATCGCCAACAACCCGCTAGTGTAAATCAGTGGATCATAAGTTCCACCTGACTGACGCATATAATAGCTTCTCCACCAATCGGAGGTTCCGAAAGCGTAGAGAATCTTGCTGGTTGCACGGATCAACATATCCTCGATGATAGTTGAAGTAAGGCCTTCATTGGCTTCAAACACCCGCTGATCAATAGCGGTTACATCGCTGTATTCTGCGAATGATATTACGGTGCCGCCTGAATTAATGAAAGCCATACTTGTTCTCCGTTTACTTTATATTAGTTTGCTGTGCCTTCTGCAACGATGCTTACACCGTATGCTTCTTGGATTACGCCTGCACCTGCTACGGCCTTAACAACCATGTCAGTTGCACGAGCCGCTGGCAAGTATAGAGTGTTTAGATCGATACCGCCACGCATTGCGTGTGCAATAGCCTTTGGACTGAACACACCAGCACGATAAGCTGTTGCGCCACCAGTTGTAACTGAGGCAACTAATGCGCTTTCAAAGATTGTAACGCCACCAACAGAACCAAGATAGAAGTCGCTTAGAACTGAGTTACCAATGTTGCTTAGAGCAGGAACGTTGGTTTGTGCAGAGTAAGTCAATTGCTTCTTGATGTTGTAGGCTTGGTTAGGGTGAACCACTGCAAAGAATGGGCCAGTTAACTTTTGTGTGCGTAGAGCGGCAGCGCCACGTAGGATCAAGTCAACAGTCAATTCTGTAGAAGTAGAACCTAGGCTGTTTGTTGTAAAGCTAGAGAATGTTGCGAATGCTTGGCTGTCGATACTCTCAGCAATAGCGCGACCACTTTGGTCACCTAATTGAGCCATAACGTCACCGTAAGCAGAGTCACGTAACATATCTGTCACTTGGTTGTAAACAACGTGTTCAGCTAGATCGATTGTTGGACCTGCTGTGTTAGTTGTCTTAGCAGTAGCGGCTGCTTCGTCAGTGATTAACTGAGCGGTGATTGCAGACCATACTGGAACTTGAACAGTTTTACCAGCGTTCATTGGAACGTCGAATACTGTAACAAGTTGACGAGCGATACTGTTTTCGTAAGCGGCATATTGTGCTTGTGCTACGAAGTTTGCATACAATTCATTGTTAATGTTTGTATTGTTATTTGATGGGTAAGCCATTTTATTTTTCCTTTAAGGGTTATTATTTTCTAAGACCCACTCCGCCCATTTCCTTAAACATTCTTCTGTGTTCAGGGTTCTTAAAGTCGAGCTTGGTTAAGTCTATCTTTTCTTGGGCTTGACCAATATTACTCTTACCATTTGTTGTGCTGGCTCCGGCCGAAACAAAGTGTGGATTAGTATCTAAAAATTCTTTAACTAAATCTTCTACTCTGAAAGGTTGTCCTTGGTCATTGTATCTTACGGTGCCCTTATTATCAAGCACTTCTACTTCACCACTTTCGTTCAACCTAACCTGTGGTTTCAACAAGGCCTTAACCTGCTCTGCATTAACAGCGCGAAGTTGTGCGGCAGCTGATACCAATGGCACATCAACGGTATAGTTCTTAATGATCTCGTCCCGCTTACGAATTTCTTCGTCTTTTTTCTTTGCCAAGTCCTGCAATATTGAATCAAACTCTCCGCGCTTTTTCTGCTCTTCAAGTTTTTGACGTTCAAATTGTTGCTTGATTTGACGTAGTTCTTCTGGATCTCCAAGGTCTTCATACTTGCTAGAAAGTTTCTTAGTAATAGCGCCTTTGGTTCGGGCCATTAGGTCATCAACTTCTTTCTGTGTGTAGAACTTTTCTTCCGCCTGGTTGTTGTTTGTAGAAGATCCAGTATCTTCGTTTGCCAATGTATTGTCGGACATCGTCGCCTCGCCTCCCTTTCAGAGTTAAATTTGGTGGGAAGGTTTTACCGCTTCCCGTGTTGATATTTATTGCATCAATATTTCTTTGGTGGTTTAACCGGCTTCTTACGCTTCATTTCTTTGGTCCTCGATAGCCATTTGCATAAGCGGCACGGCCTTGGGCCGCTGCCCGGGCCTGTGCGCCTGGTCCAAAATATATCTTACCATGATCACCCCAACGATAGCCACTGACTGGCCGACCATCCCGGGTGGTTTGCACCTTATGCACTGGCATGATTAATATGCAATGCCAACGTGGCCAGTTGAAGCATGAGCGGCAACTGCAACCTTATCACCTTCATTGATGCTGAATCTTGTGACGGTGTTTGCTGGCACAATAAAGCTGGTAGCAGTATTGATCACAGGATTAGCGCCTGTAGCAATCCAATGGCTGGTTTGACAGCTGGTTACCACAATGGTTGTGCTAGGAATAGCTGTGCTGGTGTTGGCTAGATTAACACGAGTATCAATGTGCTGTGTTCTGCTGGCGTTTAATAATGTATCTAACATTTCTTTATCCTTATTTCTTCTTAGTTAAACTTCTCGCAATGGCAGGCTTGTGTGCCTTCATTGCTGATTGTCTTGCTGAGCTTAAAGCAATGGCAACTGCCTGCTTTTGTGGCATCTTAGGGTGCTTCTTCATTTCCATAGAAATGTTCTTACCGATTGTCTTGCTGGAATAGCCTTTCTTTAGTGGCATAATAAGTCTCCTGGGGTAGTGGTGGGTAAATGGCCCTTATGGCCTTTACGAGGGGTAGTAATTCAAATGGTATCATGCTGTCTCCACGGCAGTTTCAGGTGCCCACTTGGCGCACCAATAGACTGGCTTGACTTCAGCATGGAATAATTCACATTGATTCATATCTGCATTGAAATATTCGCAGTTGGCACAATTTTGTCCAGCTGGAACCGAAGGATTGCTAGCAGGTTGATATAGTGCTGGCAAGCAATCTGGAATAGGCGTGCCATCTGGATAAGTTCTTGGTGCAACTTCAGCTTCTGGCAAGCAGGTCAGGGTAGCATTTAATTGCCATTGTTGTTTGCGGTGTGCATCAATTCTATCAGCTAGGAAATTCTGTAGACCATATTCACGTTGGCTAGTGGCTAGATCAAATGTGTCTTGTAGGCGTAGGACCAGGATTGCAAGATCATCTAGTAGATTTTGAAACATGACTTCCGGATCAATCAAGGTATCAGGCTTGTCTGTTAATTCTGTTTCATTGACAATGCTGGTGTAATCACCACGAGGGAAAGCACCTAATCTGCGTAATTGTTCAGCGTAGTCATCAATTGACTCTTGTGCATCTGTGTAAATGCCTTCAAGGAAAGCATGATACTGTGGAAAGTCTTCGCCCATGACTACCCAATGGTAATTGTGGCTCTTTAGATAAAATGTAAAATTGTTGGCAAAGGCCAGCAACAATGATTGCGTTAGTTGATCCATTATTCTAATCCTGTAGTAGTTGAGCTGAAGTATCTGCGTGGTCTAGCACCTGGCACGGTGGTTGGACCAGTCTTCATTGGTCCTGCTTCATTCAAGCCTTGACCGCTTAGGTGTGTTGCTGGTTCAGCAGGTAGGTTAGGATCATCTAGCAATTCACGCACACGATAATCAACCAAGGCCAGGGTCTCTGGGGTGCTGGCGGCTGTCTTAGCTGAGTTCAATTCATTGTATTCACGTTGCACATCACGCATGGAGAAGCTGTCTGGATACTTGATGTATCCCATGAAATCAACACCTTGATAGATACCGAATAGCCGCCATATCTGTTCTTCTGCTAGCTCTAGTGCATCGGCCTTTTCAGCTAGGCGTGCATTGAGCAATTGGAATTCTGTTTCCATTGCCACACCTGATGACATCTGGGCACTTTTAACACCACGGATGCTACCGGTGTTGGCCATGCTGTCAATGCTTTCAACCAATTGGTTAATGGTAGAACGTATTTCTGCAACATTGCTACCATTGGTCTGTAGATAGAATGGATTCAAGCCTGGATCACTTCCGTCTTGCAGAATAATCATAGCGCCTGCACCTGAACCAACCTGTGCTGTTGGTGGAACTACCAGGGTTGGATGACCATCTAGGCGGATGCTTTGTTCAATTTCACTGGTCAGGTTGTAGATCATGCGTTGCACATCAGCAATGTCACCAATGTCCGACGTGCCTTGGCCACGCACAATGCTCTTGCGATTGTAGACCAACACGGCTGGAATCATACCCAACTGATTGATTTCTTCACTGCGTATGTGTGCTTCTTTCTTGTCATCATCCAAGATCCAAGTCTTAATTGTTTCTGGTGTCCATTCTCTTAGAATAGTGACCTTGTCAACAACTTCTTCGATATACTTTAGGTAGACCAATTTGTATTGACCATTGATGTCACGCTCCCATGTCCAATCATTGACCACCAATGGGGTAATAACTGATAGATAAGGTCTAGCACCTGCGGCTAATTCATCTGCTAGGGTTGTGGCACCAACATTGGGCTTGTTCATCATAACCCAGCAGTGACCAAATACACTAGCCCATTGTGCAACATCTTTCATGAATGCGTTAAAACTGCGACCTTCCATGTCACAATCTTCTAGAAAACTTTCTAGGTCTGCACGGCCTTCCCAATCTGAGAAATCACGCTCAATATCATTACGGAACAAGAAACTTAGATAGGTTGAAATAATGCTGGCACAGTGGTTTGAAAGTGGTGTGCTCAACAATCTTGCATTGTATTCACCTGTTTGTTCTAACACATATTTGGTTAGATATCCTGCTCTGCGATAGTCA